AATTTATAAAAGAAAATAATTTTAAATTTAATACGTAGTTAAAATTATTTTATTCATACAAATTTATTTAATTCATTAGATTTATTTAGTACATAGCAAGCGAAGCTGCGCCACCCTTGTAGAGAGCAGTGGTCTCGCCTACGCAGGTAATATTAACCCTGGAGCTGGCACTACCCGAGAAGGAAAGCGAACTGTTCCAATTTATCTTAAGTCTAATATTATCAAATCTATTTAGAGGAACAGATGAACCCCCGTAAGCACGGGATGCCAATGGAAATACATAAGTACTAGTATGACCGTTGCCACCGGTTGCGCCGTACTCATTTGTAAATAATCCCATGCTAGGACCAGTCATCTTAAGAAGACCAAGGGGTAACTTACCAGAAAATGATGAAGAATTTAGCAAAAGTTCAACTGTAGATTTGTTTAAGTCGTCAAGATCGCCTCCAGTGATAGTTGGCACACTGATTATGATATGCGACCCATATAAAGAAAAATGGTCTAAGTCAAAATCTAGATTGTTTGGAGGCGATAAGTTAGTGAAAGTCTTTGAAGCATTCTGAGTCATCTTAATTCTCTTTGGTAGACCCATAGGCATAGCCTTCATTTGTTCGCGCTCCTCGTTACACATAACTTGATTCTTTGCATATAGAGTGAAATTTATCGTGCCAGTAGCCGAAGAGGGATTAAAATCAGTACTTGCGTATACCTTAATCTTCACCTGTTGATGCGGTGCTGCCCCCATAAGATATCCACTTTCTGTCTGTTCGGCAAAATTCTCTAACATAGGCGTAAGCGTCTTTGTAAACATCTTAAGAGGAATAAAAGCCCTAGCTTCTTTTAGGTTACCAGTACCCAATAAACCATTAACAAATTGATTATATTCCTGAACGCCCCCTGATGTTTGGAAAGAATAGTCTGCAAAACTTCCAGATGATAATTCTGTACCAGCAAGAGCCATGAGATCTGCGTGTTCAAGTGTTTGCCAAATCTGAGTACCAACTAGAACTTCAACACGACTTATAGATGTGGCAAGCTGTTGTGAATCTACATGCGAGGCCTGCGCCCCGGTTGTTCCGTCTGCAGCATAAACAACTTTTAAAATCATGTCTCCTAGACAGTCAATATCGTTATTAACATCAAAAATTACACTTGAGGAAGACCCAGTCGCACTTGAACCTGAACCTCCTCCTGCGGGAATCTCAATTATAGACGAACCGTAAAGTAGCTGGCGTGTAGTATCATTCTTGTTCCAGAAGACAGACATAACGTCTCCATCGTCGTCGTGGATCTTATTGGTTACAGCAAGACCCTGGGTACCAGACCCATTATAAGCGGCATGAGCAGCTACAGCTCCAGACATTTGTATTTACAATTTATAAAAGAAAATAATTTTAAATTTAATACGTAGTTAAAATTATTTTATTCATACAATTTTGAAATTCAATTCGATTAAAACGTTTATGCACTAAATGAAATAGTGCCACCTACAGTAGTTTGTACTTGTGTCCCGCATACAGTAACATAGACATTTGCGCTGCTTTGGTTGTACGCTGTAAGTTTTAGCTGTGTATTACTCAGACGCGCAAACGGAATACCGGCTGTACTGAAAGCAGAATCTGCAGTTTTAATAATGTATACATTTTCATCACCTCCCGCTAATGAAAATAATTCTGCATTTAGTTTAGTTTTAAGCATATTTGCGGGAATGACTCCCGTTCTATCGTTTCCTAATATCAATTCAGCATTTTTTAAACCGGCCTGTGCGACCGTGCAAGTTATCGGCGTGCTGTTGGTCTCCGACGAGACCGTCGTAACAGTAAACGTATCTGTTGTCGGCACTGTCGCCACGACATAAAGTCCGTCCTCCGCGTTGCCCTCGAAAGTAATATTTACCGTATCTCCAATTGAAAGGCCATGGCTCGCGAGGGTAATTGTTACGGTCGTGCCGCTGAGGGTGTGAGTTCCGGTTTCTTTCGTCTCCGTGGATGTAGCGTCACTGATTAATATATGAGATACGTTTATATTAATTCCGCTTAAATCTACAATATTACCGGCGGCGCTCACAACGGCCGGCTTCTCGCCCACGGCAGATTTTGTTGCGGACTGAGACGTATGAATAGGTCTGTTTACAATATTTTTAGCAATAAAATTTTTTTCAGTGTTTGTGATCTGATGTGAAAATACGCATATACTGGTATCGGTCGGTGAAATGGTGACGGCTCTGTATGTAACTCTCAAACGCATTTGATTTGTCGCAGCCCCGGCTTGAAGAAAACTATTTATTCCATTTTTTGCTCTTCCTATAAAAGGAATAGAAAAAGTGGGATCGTCGGGGGTAGTGGTGTAGCCGAGTTCTGTACTATTTCTAGAAATTATATCATATGGATATATAGTTTGAGCAGTTAATTGACCAATAATAACATCTATTCTAGCTATACTACTAATCTTTACGCCATTATAAATTACGTCACTTATAGCATCGCAATCACTCGGTAAATAAAAGTCCTCTGGTCCTGCGCGGCTGCCCGGATCTCCCCTCAAACCAATGGTGCCGTTTATAAAGCTCATACCAGAGCCATTGATGTATTCTGTTGTACATTTGGTTAAAAACTCAGACTCGATTAATTTAGAGCTATCTGCTTCGTTAGCACGACATACAGATTGTGCCCCAGTAGAATTAAAAGTTTTAATAGCAACGTTATCTATGCCCATTTTATTTACTTTTATAAATACATTTTATTTTTATTTATAATTAATTTACGAAGAAATCAAACTTATTATAGTTTCGTTTAAAAAATCTAATTTAAATAATTATGAAATATAAATTAGTATGTCAAACTTTGAATGTTCTTTAAAGGATCTTACTCCGCAAGCGAATAATACACAAGCGAATAATACACAATCGAATAATACACAATCGAATAATACACAATCGAATAATACACAATTGAATGATACACAAATCCATACTGCTATAGAAGATGGACCAAAGAATATTTTATCAAAGAATAATCAACACATCGATAATCAAATTATGAATAATATCGCCAGTAATTCATTATTTGATAAAATAAAGGAAGAGAAAAATATACAGATTATATTACTTGTCATAATATCTTATCTTATTACAAATTCAGACCAATTCATCCAACTTTTGGGAAACACGTTTCCGTATTTAGTTGATTCTGGATCTACTAATTTATTAGGTAAAACAGTCGTTGCTGTACTGATTGGTTTATCTGTTGTTATTTTTACTTCTTTTTTCCAGGTCCCTTAAAAGCTTGCTTAGCAGTGAGCTTATTTTCAATATTCTCGAGTATACCGGGTAAACTAAAATTTTCCTGTTTTTTGATTTCGTCATTTTTTGGCTTAGGTTTTTTCCACTTCAAAGAACTTTCTAAAGCAGTTGTTATAGGTACATACATACTTTGATATTCGCGACACGGCCCGTGAACTCCTGTGCTTTCAGATAAGCATTTTTGACAAAGTCCGCTCGGAGTTAATTTAAAATAGATATGATTATTTGAATGAAAGTGTTGTATATTTTGACAAAATTTAGATTTAGAATAAATAAGGAACATAGGCTTATCTTTAATTCGTCTAATTGATCTGATGTCTTCTACTTTATACCCGGCGGCATGAAGCTTAAAAAATTTCTCTATAGATTTATATTCAGATGAACCTTTCTGAATATGTATCTGGTTATCGGATGTTTTAATCGGTTCTTCGCTTTCAATATAATCTCCCAAATTGTGTACATCTGTTATAGAATTTGCATCACAACGTATACTCGTGTCTTTAATCAACTGAAGTGTATTAGATTCATAAAAATCTTTTCTAGATTCATCTTTGTTGGTTCCGATATAAACATCCATAAGAATATATATTCTTTTTTCGGCTACGGGGATGCCATCCGCCATCGTACATTTATCAGACCCAACTAAACGTAAACCATTTGTTTCATATACACAACGGTCTATTATTTTTTCCCATGTGTCGTAATGTTTAATATCTTTTCCAAAAACATTTGTTAAATTAACTATAAGATTTTTACGGATACATTTTGCTGTTTCTTTGTTTACTATTATACCAGGCCAATGTAAATGAAACCCCTGTTTAATGTATTTTTTGTTCTCCTTTATTATTTCCTTGTTTTTATTTGCCCCTGTTACTATACAGAGCAGTTCATTAGTTTTATAAAGACTACTCAGGGTAGACTGAATAATATTAATGTATTGTTCCAAATTTATAATTACTTCGGATAAAATATCAAAATCAATAAAAAATTTAAAAAAATCAGTTTTTTTCTCTACTATATAATTTTTGTATTTTATGTATTTACTGTACAACTTTTGGAACTCCTCGTGATCATTTGAAATATCCATCTTACCCCCGTTTAACATAAGGTGTGTCACATTTTGGAGTTTTGAATCTTTTACCATTTTTCCAGTAGAATGTAACCACGCATCCAATGGGTTGTCCATTTATAATATTGTATATTTTATTTCTCTAAATTATTAGGCTTTAAATTTTATTGTAATCGCGCAATTATTTGTATAAATACCTTTAACGGCACTTGGAGACAGTACCGCGCGTTTTCCTTTCTTTTTGGATGTCATTGTCGTTATCATATCCGCGTCGACGAGGTGTATATTAGAAAGCGCATAATCTAAAATTTTATTATCTATAAACCATCTAAAAAAATTAAGTTGCCCAACTGTGGTTACTATTTCAGCATCAGATGTACACTCTTCTGTATATTCTCTCCATTTAAATGTGTTGGTATTTATTATAAGACGTTTCTGTCTACAAAATGGGTCGAAAAACTTTTTAGAATAAGCCTTGAGTTGATTTTTATAATCTAGGTATATATTAAAATAAACTATGTCATTTGAACTGCCGAGGGGGTATATTATGTTATACTTCTTTGAGTAATTTGTTACTAACCAATCTA